ATAAGATTTGCAAAGTGGTTAGGATTGGAGAACGAAGGTTTAATGAAACACTATGGATTTGATGGTTCAGACCAATACAGATATGCGAGGATTTTCTAATGAGTTTTGTATTTGATATAGCGGCAGCACAACAAGTAGGTGCATTAGGTAAATATAATCAAAGTGTTCAAAATAGAAATGCTCTTGTAAAAGAACAAGAAGCTGAAGCTATAAAAAAACAAACTGAATTTGATATTGCTAAATTTGATCAACAATTTACACAACTTCAAGGACAAACAAAAGTAGCAACATATAAATCTGGTGTAACATTAGAAGGAACTGCTTTAAATGTTTTAAGATATAATACTCAACAAGCAGAAATACAAAAAAGTGTTATGGATTATAATTCTCAAGTTGCACAATCACAAAAAATGGAAGATGCAAACTTTGCTAGAATACAAGGAACTATTGCAAGAAGAGAAGCAAAAATTGCTCAACTTGGTTATTATGCAAAAGCTGGAGAAAGTTTACTTAGAATAGGTGGTGTTACATAATGAGAAATTATAAATCAGAATATGCTAATTATCACTCTACAACAAAACAAAAAAAAAATAGAGCTGGTAGAAATGGTGCAAGAAGAATTATGAAAAAAAAATATGGTAATAGTATATTGGGTAGAGATGTAGATCACAAAGATAGAAACCCAACAAATAATAGTAAAGGTAATTTAAGATTACAATCCAAATCTTCTAACAGATCAAGGAATCAATAATGCCAAAAATACCTACATTTACATCAGAAGCTAGACCTACAGCATCCGCTGCTAGTGTTGTTTCTAATATAAAAATAGGTTTAAATCAAACTGTAGGAGCAGCATTAGCTCCATTAGGTAAAGCTGCTGAAGATTACTATGTAAAAGAAAAAAAATTAGAAGCAGATAATAAGGCTTATGCTTTATTAAGTGATATGTATATAGATCAAAAAGATGCAAATGGAAATATTGTTCAAAAAGGTTTATTTACTATTCAAAGTGAAACAAAAAATAATGGTGAACCAACTAATGCAGCAGCTTATAATGATCAAGAAGTAAACAAATTATATCAATATTTTAAAAATAATAAATTTAATGGTGTAGATAATTTTACAAAAAAAGCTATTGAATCTAAATATTTTTCAACAGCAGGAATTTTAAAAACAAAATCACTTGAAGGATCAAGAAATACTCAAATTACAGATTCAACAAAAATAGATGAAGATTATATTTCTCAAGAAGCTTTAGTATTAAAAGATGTTGGACCAGTTTATTTTGAAGTTTATAATAAAAAAGTTATAGATAAAATAACTGCCAATAGTAATTATGATGATGGTCAAAAGAAAATTTTAATTGAAGCCTATACTAAATTTGGTGCAGCAACATTAGCTGAATCAATGGTAAACAATCAACCTATGCTATTTAAACAGGCATTGGAAAGTGGACAATTTGATATTCTTAATCCAGAAGAAAAAAATACATTAATTGCAACTGCTGATACAAATATATTACAAAGTAAATTTGGTGCATTAACATCAGCATTAAATTTATCACCTGATGCTCCACCTGATCTTTTAACAAAAGCGTATAGTGAAATTAGCAAAGGTACTTTTGGTGGTAATGAAGATTTACAAAAATTATATCAAAGTTTATCTTCATCAGAAAAATCAGCATTTACTACTTTTTATAACAAAAAAGCTAGAACATTAAAAACTGATATGCAATTTACCATGTTAGCATCTAATCAAATTTTTAAAGCGGAAGCTGCTGGAGAAACTAAAAAAGTTATAGAAGATATGGAAAAAGAAAAAGGAATTTATGATCAAAAAATTGAAGAGTTGTTTGGAAAAACTCCTGTAATATTAGAACAATTTAAAGTGTTAAATGAAAAGATAGTTAATACTAATGGTATTAGTGCTTCTAGTTTTGATGGTAATAGTGAAATTATTAATTTAATTTTAAATGATGATATAAATTTAGTAACTGATAAATTTGTTTTACCAGGTGAAAGTGGTGAACCTAAATCTATTGTAGAAAGATATGAATCAGGAGTTAATTTAGCTGACCTTAAATTTTTATCTAATATATTAGATACTCAAAATAAAAATCCTGAGTTTAAAGCTACATTAGAACCATTTTTTAATTTTATTAATGATTTTAAAGTACCAGTAGAAGGTAGTCCTGCATTAAAGTTTATAGATGATGGTTTTGATAAAAGATTAAATAATTTTAAATACACTATGTACCAAAGATTTGTTACTGGCATTGAACAAGGTATGTCTGCTAAAACATTAGTAGATCCAGCTGATAAAAATTTTATTGGTAAGGATGTTTTAAGTTTTATGCCTAAAGCAAATGATGTATTTGCAGATATAATTAAAAAAATAAAAAAAGAAAAAACAACTGATGAAAATATTAAACCACCACAAAAATCAGAATTAGAAATAAAATATGGTAAATTAACTTTTGAAGAATATAAAAATACTATTGAATATCAAAATTGGTTAAAACAAAATAAAGAGGAATAATGACTACTCTTACCCAAGATATACAGGTTATGGAAAAAGGTGGTTTTTCCAGCCAAGAAATTTCAGATTTTAAAAAAAATAAAATTTTTGAAATGCAATCCGCTGGTTTTGGTGAGAATGATATTTTAGAAGAATTTGGTCATGTTCCTGTAGATAAATCAAAAATTAGAAAAATTTGGGATAGTGCAATTACTTTAGGAAAAGAAGATAAAAAAAATATTTTTGAAAAATTAGAAGAAGCAGAAAATAAAGATCCTAGTATTTTTACAAAAGAAGCATGGGTTGGTAAAGAATTAAATGATCTTGGTGAAAGATGGAAAAGACATTATAGTATGGGTATCATTGATCTTGCTCAAAATTATCATCAACTTCCTGGTAATGATGGTACAGGTTTACCAGAAGGTTTTAATGCTGAACCTTTTAAAGATACAGGCATTTTAGAAAGACTTGTTCAAAATCTTGGAACAATAACAAAAGATTTACCAGTATATATTGCTGGTGGAGTATTGACTAATGTTGCAACTCTTGGTCGTGCAGGTCAAACAGGAACAGCAGCAGGAGCTGGTTTTGTAGCTGGATCAATTAGAGAAACTTACTTAAATGCTTTACAAAATAATGAAGTTAATGGTTGGTCTGAATTTTGGGATATATATACTAAAGAAGGAGTTAAAGCTGGTCTTACAGAAGCTGCACAATTAGCGGCAGCAGTTAAGGGTGGTAGTTTAGCAAAAGGATTTACAACTAAAATATTAGCAAGTGTTGCAGGATTTGAAGGAGCTGGTGCTATTATTCACCAAGAACTACCAAGTAAAGATCAATTAATTGATTCTACTCTTTTATTTGGAGTATTAGGTTTAGCAAGTAAAGGTGGCTCTAAAGTAGTTAATACAATTAAAAAAACAAATAATAATGCTATTGATATTGCCACAGATTTTATTCAAGATAAAACTGTAGCAGAAGATTTGTCTAGTACAAATATAAAAATTCCTAGAAAATATGAAAAACCAAAAGAAGAAATTAAAGTTGAAGAAATAGTTGAGGATAAATTTAAAGATAAAATAGAATTAGATACACCAGCAGAAAATAAAATATTACAAAAAATTAAATTTGATAAAAATGAAAAACCATTTAGTTCAAAAGAATTAAAAGAATCTTTTGTAAAAAATTTTGTAGACAGACATCATCCTATTTTAAGATTAGTTAGAAGAGTACAAAATACTAACAACACTCAAAAACAATTAAATATTTATGAAAAATTTAGAACTTTAGTTGGTATGGAACATAGAGCTGGACACTTTATAGAAATAGGAACTTTAGATAAAAATTTAAATAAAAATGGTAAATCATATAAAGAAATATTAAAACCTATTGGTAAAGATAAAAAAACTTATTTAGAATTTAATACTTATAAAGTTTCTAAAAGAATTTTAGAGCTTGAAAAAAGAGGTATAGATCATGGTTTTGATTTTGCTGCTGCAAAAGAAGTCGTTAATAATAAAAAATTATCTAAAAAATATGAATCTGTTTCTAAAGAGTTAGATGCTTATCAATTAAGAGTATTAGAATATGCAAGAGATAGAGGTTTAATAACTAAAGATGCGTTTGATGCAATAACTGAAGCTAATAAAAATTATGTACCTTTTGCTAGAATTATGGAATCTTTAGAAGGAGAAAAAGGTTATGGTGAAATATCTAATCCATTAAAAAAAATTAAAGGTTCAGAAAAAGATGTGGTAGATCCCATGGAAAGTATTTATAGTAACACTTTTCATTTAATTAAATTAGCAGAAAGAAATTCAGCATTAATAGAATTTGTAGATTTTGTTACAAAACATAAAGATGCTTTTCCAGATATTAAACAAAAAGTTGGTAAACCTAGAAAAATAGATATAGAAAGAAAGGAATTAGAAAAAATATTAGATACTACTTCAAAAAACTTTATATCAGATAAAGCTGTAGAAAACTTTCAAATTTTTAGAAGAGAATTTTTAACTCCAGATTCAACATCAATAGGTGTTATGCGTAATGGCAAATTTGAGGTGTGGGAAGTAGGTTCAGAACTTGCTGCTGCAATGAAGGATTTTGATCCAAGAACTATGGGTGATGTAACAAAAGTTTTTGCTGCACCTGCTAGATGGTTAAGAGCTGGAGCTATTGCTTCTCCAGATTTTATACTTCAGAATGTTCTTAGAGATACTGTAACAGCATCTATATTTAGTAAGTCTGGCTTTATTCCTATTTGGAGTTCTTTAGATGGTGTAATAACTCTTACATTAGGTAAGTCTGGTTTAGGAAAAAAATCTCAAGAAATTTATCAAAAATGGGTAAGATCAGGTGGTATGCAATCTACATTAATGTCTTTAGATAGAAACATTAAAGATAAAGCTGCTTTTGAAATTTTAAATCAAGGACCAATAAGAAATAAAATAGTTACTCCATTAGAAATGTTAAGAGTTGCATCTGAAATTTCAGAAAACATGACAAGATTATCTGAGTTTAAAAGAACTTATAAAAAATCTAAAAAATTAGGATTAACAGAAAAAGAATCTATTGAAAGAGGTGGGTTTGAATCAAGAGATGTTACTATTGATTATTCAAAAATGGGAATGAAAATGAAAGCTATTAATCAATTAGCTGCTTTTACAAATGCTAGAGTACAAGGATATACAAAATTAGTTGATGCTTTTAAACAAAGACCTGGAAGAGCAATGACAGCAATTACAGCATCAATTATATTGCCTTCTATTTATTTATGGTTTGCAAATAAAGATGATCCTATTTATCAAAGACAAGAAGAATGGGTTAAAAATAATTATTGGATAATAATACATGATGGCGTTGCTCATAAAATTGCTAAACCATTTGAACCAGGTGTTGTTTTTGGAACTGGTACAGAACAATTATTAGATTTTTTAAATAAAGAACATCCAGACGAATTAGCAAATTTTGTAAAAGATTTTGGTATAACTCAATTAAAAGCTCCATTAAGTGCAATACCAACTATTGCTATGCCTTTTATTGAAGCAGGATTTAATTATAGTATTTTTAAAGGACAATCTTTAGTACCACACTATATGGATAAAAAATTATTATCTAAATATCAATATACAATATATACAAGTGAAGTTGCTAAAGGAATTTCAAGAGCAATAAATACATTTATACAACCTGTTTTTGGTGATTATTCTAAATTAGATAATCCAATTTTTATTGATAATTTTTTAAAATCATGGTTTGCTTCATTGGGAAGATTTACTATTCAAATGGCAGATAAAGGATTGGTAGAGTTTGGTGTAATAGATGATCCTATAAAACCTACAGATAATTTAACTGTAATACCTGGAATAAGAGCTTTTCAAGTTAGAGATCCTAGTGGGGGATCTGAATTTATTACTGATTTTTATAAAGAATTTATAAAAATAAATAAAGATGTAAATACTGTTACTATTTTAGAACAAAGAGGTGAAAATTTAGAAGCTCAAAAATTAAAAGAAAAAATAGGTTTAAAAGATAAAAATGTGTTATTACTATTAAATATTAATGATGCTATTAAAGAAATGAATTTAACTATAAGAAACATTCATAATACTAAAAAATATACTGCTGATGAAAAAAGAGAATTAATAGATGATATGTATCTTTTAATGATAAAAACAGCTAAAAGAGGTTTAGTTCTTATGAATTTTAAAGTTGATAAGACAAAAGAAAAATAATATAGAGATAGTAATATGACAGTATCAAGCACAACAGTAAAAAATTCAGCATCCGGTGATGGTAGCACAACTCAATTTACCTATTCATTTAAAATTTTTGCGGACACAGATTTAGAAGTAATTATTAGATCGTCAACAGGAACTGAAACTGTTAAGACATTAACTACTCATTATACAGTAGCTGGTGCAGGTGATGCTAGTGGAGGTTCAATAACTTTCACAAGTGGTAACACTCCAGCAACAGGTGAGACAGTAGTTATTAGAAGAGAAGTTCCGCAAACACAAGCGATAGATTATATCGCTAATGATCCATTCCCTGCGGAATCGCACGAAGAGGGTTTGGATCGAGCTACAATGACTATCCAACAAATGCAAGAAGAGTTAGATAGATCATTTAAAGTATCAGCAACCAATACAATTACAACACCAGAATTTACAGAAGATGCTGCTACAAGAGCATCAAGAACTTTAGGATTTGACAGTACAGGAAATGTACTAACAACAGTTGCAGACTTTCTACCAGCAGGTGGAGATAGTGCAATGTTTCAATATTCAACAACAACAGCAGACGCAGATCCAGGAGCAGGAAAATTTAGATTAAACAATGCAACAATTTCTAGTGCAACAATAATGTACATAGATGATTTAGAATTTAATGGCACAGATGTTTCAGCATGGGTACAAAGCTGGGATGATGTCACAGGTAATGATACTAACAGAGGAAGAATAAGAATTTCAAAAGCAAATACATTAGATACTTGGATGGTATTTAAAGTTACAGGTGCAATTACAGATGCTACTGGTTACTCTAAAATTACTTTAGTTTATATTGATAGTGCTGGTACTTTTGCTGACAATGATAAAACATTTATTTCTTTTGTAGCTTCTGGAGAAGATGGTGCAATACCAGGATATTTTTATAAGTTTGACACAGCTACAACTGATGCAGACCCTGGTGCTGGAGAAGTAAGATTTAATAATGGTACATACGCATCTGCTACAGCAATATTTATAGATGATGCTGATGCTAATGGTGCTAGTACAGCTACAGATGTTCAATCATGGGGTGGATCAACTTCTACAATTAAAGGTTCATTACACATAATTGATATTAACGATAGCTCAACTTATGCAAGATTTAAAATTACAGCTGCAGTTACAGATGCTAGTGGCTACAATAAAATTACAGTTGAACACTTAGCAAGTAATAATACTTTTAGTGCTGCTGACGAATTATCTATAACTTTTGTTAGAGCTGGAGATAAAGGTACAACAGGAGATACAGGATCTACAGGAAGCACAGGTAATACTGGTTCTACTGGAGCTTCTGGTACTAACTCACAACTTTCAATGACTTGGAGTTCAGCAACTTCTGATGCTGATCCAGGTGCAGGTAAAATAGCTTTTAACAATGGTACAATATCTAGTGTATCAATTCTATATGTAGATGATGCGGATGATGCTAGTGCTGATATATCTAGCTTTGTACAATCTTGGGATGATGTATCTAACACAGAAGCAAGAGGTATTGTAACTATAACTAAAGAAGGTACACCATCTACTTACGCAACATTTAAAGTATCTGGTGCAGTAACAGACGCATCTGGATATACTAAAGTTCCAGTAACCCATGTAGTAAGTGCAGGATCATTTTCAAACACAGATGGTGTTGGAGTACACTTTAGTTATTCTGGTCAAGATGGTGCAGGAACAAGTTTATCTGGATCAACTAATAATACTGTTGCAACAGTTACAGGTGCTAATGCTCTTATCGGAGAAGCAAACTTAACTTTTG